GATGAAAATGTAAACTGGCAACTTAGTGCCATCGATCCACAAATTCAACTGTCTTACTGCATAGGAACACATTTCTGCGTCAATGTCAGTATCGATCCAAATAGCACGCTGACTCAAGAAGTAGTTATCGACGAATGATGACATCGAATCTGCAGAATACATGTTTGCAGTCTGCTTTTCGGGCTTTTCATCCTTCTTCTTATCTTCAGTCTTTGCAGGTTCTACCTTCTTTGGTTCTTCTGCAGGTTCTGCTTTCTTCTTACTAATTTTGTGAGTGACGTTTAAAGATTTCAAAATAAGTTTCTCCCATTTTGTTTAACATAAAATATATATTGCGTTTTTTCTGAGGTCCATTCAGTTTATGCTCAATTGATGCGTCCACGATGGGCTTTACTTTTTGTGAGTATATAAACGGAAGTCCGGCATTTTAGCGCGACAAAAGTTCCCGCAAACAGTTGTTTGGGGTATTTTATTGCAGTTTCGTTATTAAATGTAACGCGAATAAATGTATCAGTTACAGCAGTACACTGACATGTTTGTCCAGTCGTCGTTGTGTAATTACTGCCGTACCATAAAATCTTGAATAACATGTTGACTAGCCATTAAACTTATCCTTCCCGAGAAATTTGTTAACTTTTACTACGACTTTGTGACGCCAGTCATTAAGTTTCGCAATATCATTTTCATTCAATTGTGACATTACATCGGGACACATAGTTTTTGCATATTCAACGAAGTTATTGTCATAATCTTCGATAAGTTTACAAAGTGTATACTCTGCGAACTCTTTAGGAGTTATCTCCTTGTTCTGTATTTGTAATTTCATATCTTGCTACCAAATCTGATAATTCTGTTAAAAACTGTTTGTTTTGTTTAAATTCATTTGGGAGCAAAGCGCAGACTTTGTTTTGCCATTCAATCAAATCCTTTGCAGCAACATCAACTGTCTTTTGCATACTATTTGTGATTTGTGCAAGTTCTTTGATTTTGTCGAGTCCGTCTTTACTCTTAACTAAAGACAACAGATCTTTATCTCTTCTGAATAGCGGTTGCATTTTAAATGGTTTGTGCTTCTTCATGATAATAATATAATAAAAGATCCGTTATTTAAAATATATTAAAAATAACGGATCTTGTATACTAGAATGTTACGAAAATATTACTCTTCGGTCTTCTTTCTTCTGCGTCTCTTCTTAGGCTTTTCGTCTGGAGTTTCAGCTGGAGCTTCAGCAGGAACTTTTTCTCTGAAAGGAGCATAACGTTCATCGACTAGCTTAAGCGCATAGTCTCTAGCAGCTTCGATACCAAGTGCGTATATATCTTTTGGAATTTCAACATTTTCTGTATGGCCAGTATCGTGGTCTGCTAAATTAAATGCTGGTTGCCAAAAACCAGATACTTCTTTAGTTTTGCCATCTACCCACACTTGAACAACGCGTTCAGTGTCAACTTCTGGCAGATCACAGTTGTGATTAAACCAAGTTTCTGCTTTATCAGCATTTTCTTCAGCTTTCTTAGCCGCTTCTGCACGTAATTTTTCTCCAGTTTCTACTTCACTGATTCTCTGAAGAAGTTCATCTGCGGCAATCATAGTATTAGCTGATGCAACATCGAATTCATCGCCAAGAATTAGGCTAGTAGCAATCTTTTTAACTTGATCTTCAAGTTCAAGCTTTGCCTTAATAAAGTCACAAACTACATTTCTTCCAAATAATGCTTGTTCGAGAATTGCTCTCATAGCATGCTTAACTTCTGGTATTTTTTCAGCAGCAATGACTTTACGTGCATTGTTGATAAGATTTTCTGTCTTTTCGTTGCCCAATTTTACACTGAATTCTGCATAAAGATCTCTGTGACACATGTAGTCATTCATGTACCAAACAGCCTTTTCGAGGTCTTCTTTTGGCTTGCCCTTGTATCTAAAACGCATCAAATACTTCCATGCGTTACCAAGTGCAAATTCAAATTCACGTGTAATGTTGATAGTTTCAACGCCAGATGGATGGCTAACATAATGTGAAGGGTGATTTACATTATCAAACTCTTCTTTTGCTTTTGCATTAGCTTCATTTGTTGCCATTTTAGCAAAATCTACTGGCATTCCAATTCGAGCATCAAGCTCTTTAATATCATCAGTCATTCTTCAAATCCTCATAGTGTTCTGCAAGTGCATTCTTAAGTTTTTCTTCTTCCATCATTTTCTGCACTCTAAGTTTTTCTTTTGCTGCTGCTACAGCTTCTTCATATCTCTTTTGATTAGCTGCGCGAGCTTCAATGATTCGTGCTGGTACGAACCAAAGCAAAAACAGACCAAATGCACTACCACCATATTTTAAAGTGAAAAGCATTGCGGTCTGAAGGTAGTGGGCTACAGTTTCTCCGTACAATCCACAAATACCAAGAATCCATGCGTACAATAAAGTACACACGGATGCTATGATAATGTATTTTTTACTAAATTGTTTCATCGTCTTCGAGAGGTCCGATGCATTCAGATGCAGGAACTACGCTCCACTTTACCTTCTTACCAGCCTTGGTAATTGGGAGCTTTGCAAGAACACCCTGATTGATAAGAACTCTATCACCAACAGCGAAACCGTGGTCGATGGTCTTATCTACATACGGATTATAACGTCCGGGACCAACTCCGATGACTTTGCATTCCATGTAACCGAGATTACCGTACGCCCGGAATAATAATTCCACCGACAGTCTTTTCAGATACAGGTTCTACGAGAATTTTGTCTTCATTTAGTTTCATATCACTTACCTCTAATAATAGTAAAAATATAATAAAATTTTGTTAGTTGAAAATGTTGAACATTCTTCTCTTCCAAGATTTATCATTTGCGTGTGCAAATGCGTATGCACGTTGGAAAAGACGCATATTCAAAGGAATGTTGTATTTCTTCATGTGTTCCTGATATTCAGGCGACATTAAGAAATCGTACACTTCTTGTTTCAACTCCATGTTTGTTCCGATATTTATTTCTTCACCAGTAGCTCTGTTATGACCAGAAATTTTGATATTTGGCAATTGGTCTTTGATGATTTGTGCCATATCTTCTCTACGAAGTGTAACGTCAATGTTATCACAACGAGTTAGAACAGCAGCATCAACTTTTCTAATTGGCAAGTTGGTGATGAAAATAATCGAACCTTCAAAAGTGAATGAGCTTGGCATTCTGTGTTTCTTATCGTTGTTCACCAAACCCTTAACAACAGACATCGGCATATTTGGCGGAATCTGAATAGTATCAGCCTTATTCCAACCAATGACGCGCTTACCGTTAGTTTCAAGTGCAGCCTTAAAAATGTTTGCTGTTGTTTTATTCAAAAGAGCATCATCACAGTCATCGAATACAATAATCTTGTTGTAATTCTGCAATAATGCTAAATAAATTTGTGCAGGTGTCATGTGAGTCTTGTACTTGATCCAGTCAGCGCCTGGAGTAAGACCACATTCATTCAATGCTTTTTCGACGTGATAAGATTTACCAGTACCACCGGGACCCGCAATAACTACTCCGTAGAAACCAGCACCGTTGACTAGCATCTTTACTGAGTCTTCAACGTCTTGGAAAACGTATTTAGGGTCAGCATAATGAATTTCTGCTTCTTGTTTTTCTTTCTCTTCTTTAGCCTTTTGTGCTTTTTCTCTAGAACGAGCAATTGCTCTATCAGCACGTTCTTCTGCTTCCAAACTTGTCTTAGTAGGAGGAGTTTTATCTTCATCAGAAACAGGCGCAGTACCGTTTCTTTTTGCAGCAAAATTCTTTTTAAATGTTGATAAATCGAATTTCGTATCGTCTTCATCAGTATCTTCTGTTAGAAGTCTACCATCGAAAAATTCGACATGTTCGTTAAGATGTTTTTCTTCAATGCATGTTGTAAGTCTTTTGAAAACAGCATTAACAAGTGCTTTTAGTGTAGTAGTATCAGTAACATCTTCCTTGAAAAATACTTCTTTAGTGGGTTTCATTGGAGAACCAGCATAATCATTCCAATACGAAATAGATTCGAATTGGTCATTCTCGTCCCAATTTACACTAAGTGCTTTTTCAGATAGCATGTCACGATACAATGACATGCAATACTTACCAGATTCGTCAATCATATCAAAATTGTCGATGAATTTGAATGCTGAACCAAAATGAGAATCAGCGAGTCTTGTAATAATATCAGCAACAATTTGTGACTTATTGTTCTTTTTAGCGGCTAAAATTTCTTTAAGAGACTGCATATACTATCCTTAAAGTTATTTATACGTGTCATAATTGTTTTGCCACTTTGCACACAACTGCTTCAGATCTTTTGCTGTCAGAATTTCAGCAAATCTCATTGCATCTTTGTACCCAATCTGAAATTCGTGTTCAAGTGCATAAACAGTCAACTTATCAAGCACTTTATTCTGCTTATACGATTTGTAGTCAAAATAATGCTTTTGTTTGTTAATCAAAGAACATAAGAATTCGTAATGTTTTTCATCAGACAACTTCAATGTAGAAAGTTTAGCAATAATCGGCAAATATTGCTTCTTACTGCTAACTATTCTGTTTATCATGAACTGACTATACGTCTTCTTGAAGTCTTCATCTAACTCTGACCACGGTTTCTTCTCGAGTTCAATTGAGCTAACTACATCAAATATGTTCATAATAATAAATGTAATAAATTATTTAAACTTTGTATATCTTGTAATTGGCCATCTATCGATCTTATTTGACCACTTTTCAAAGAATGCCTTGCGATATTCTTCAATTTCTTGTGGTGTTTTGCCTACAGATGTATGTGTAGCCGCAATATCAATTGTTGCAACATCGTATCCAGCAGCTAATGCTTGACAGCAAATATCTGCATCGTAGAAGTGGTAGTCAGCTAGATTTTCGTCAAATCTGATACCACTTTCTAACATCTTACGGCTAATAAACAAGCAGCAACCGTCTACAGTTGCAAGGCCTGTATGAGTACCCGGCCAGTCATTCAATGGCTGTGTTCTACCATCAGGATATCCTTGCACGATTGCACCCGCGGTGTTAAGTGGTCTGTTTGGGACCCACCAAACACACGACATTTCTAAAATATATGTGCCGATTAAACCAGCAACACCAATTTTACCATCTTCAAACAACTTATCGAGCTTATACTTTATGACATCTGGAGGTGTCTGTAAAATCAAGTCATCGTGTCTAAAACAGAAATACTTTTCGTTTGATGGTAAACAGAATTTCTCAATAGCGTAATTATACTTCTTAGCAATACTATTCAGTTTTGCAGTATTGTGAATAAAGTGCAAATCATCAAAAATTGTTTCTTTCTTGTCTTTTGTAGCAACTATTTCAATCATAAATCTCTCATTTCAAAGCCAGCAGTGAGCATATTACTATTCATGTAATCTGCAATCAACTTATTTGCTAAATCAGAATATACAGACGTTTTCGCTACATCAAATATGACTAACTTGAACATTTGCAAGTTTGACTTTAACATGATATAACGATCTTTATCTGTCAAATTTTCAATGCTTGAAATCGTATCTACATCAACTGGAAGTTCATTATGTTCAAACGCGTGTTCAAATGCAATGCGCTTTGCAGCTGTTGGTGTATTTGGTGGAAACACGTAATACGCTGGCATACAATGCTTTTCGATCATTTTGATCTTTTCAACAACTTCTTCTGGTGTTAATGGCTTATCACCAAATACTTCTTTCAAGTACTTAACGACTTTATTCAAAGACCATTCACCAGGTTCAAGTGGATCAGAATCCTCTTCTTCATAGAATAACTGTCCAAGTGCAACCCATTGCATTTCATTGTCGACCCACGCTGCAGTCATCGGTAAAACGTGTCTGCCAGTAAGTTGATAAATAGCAGTCTTATCAGCTTCTGTAGTACATTCCACGATATGTAAGTTGCAGTTTTCGACCATAGTCAAAGACTTAGCATATTCAGTACAGAATTCACAAGAGTCTGAAACAAAGACGTAAACACCGTGTTTCAAACCGAGTATGAATTTTTCTGCAGACATTTTCATGTGATCGAACATTAAACCTCCAAGTTCATGATATCAAGCAATGCACATGCAACCATCAAATCTGGCATACTAGAAAATGCGCATTGAGGTTCCCATTGTCCTAAAATCATAATTGCTTGTGCTCTATATTTAGGCTCCATCTGAGGAACATATTCGTCCAACAAAAATCTGAAAATATCTGTTGGTGAGAAACCATTCGAATTGATGTAATTTCTTGCATCTGTAAGTTTCTTTGCTTTAATCATGTCGCTTAATTCTGTACCGACACTCTTAAATTCAAGAACACCCTTATCAATCTTGCCATACATTGCTGCATACTTTTGAAGCAATGTAATCATCTTTCTCATTGATGGAAAACAAGATGTCACGATAAGTGGCAATACTTCAATATCGTATTCAATTCCTTCATGTTTCAAAATACCAGCCAAGCGTGCTAACATCTTTTCTTCAAGAGTTTCACGAAATTCTGGTCTTGACATATTGAAGTCAAAGACTTGTGTTCTACCTTCTCTCAAAGGTTCGATAATCTTCGAAATGAAATTGCAAGTAAGAATAAATCTACAAGACTTTGCAAATTCTTCAATATAACCACGAAGTGCACCTTGCAATGCTGGAGTAGTACCATCAGCTTCGTCTAAGATTACAACCTTTGGTTTATTCAGTCTTGAACGTGTTGCAGCAAAATTTGCAATTTGTTCTCTTGCAACAGAAATACCGTTATCAGAAGAAGCGTTAATGTAGATGCTATCAGCACCCAAATCATTAACGATTGCTTTTGCTAATGTGGTCTTACCT